CTACTCCAAAGATTTCGGTTGCAAAAGGGAATCTGAAAGTATTGACAGCTGCTATTACCGATAGCAATTGTGTTGATCAACTGAAAGAAATTTATCGCTCGGCAACTGATGAACTTCAGGGTGAAAAGACCAAGATGTTCGTTACGAAAACGATATACAATGCGTATAACGACGACTATCAGGCTTCACACGGTGCACTGCCTTACAATACTGCTTTCAAGAAAACGTTTTTGGAAGGATCGGACGATAATTGCGAATTGGTAGCATTGCCAAACAAAAAGAATTCGCCTTATATCCATTTAACCACCAAAGGTAATATGTTGGTTGGTGTGGATCAGCAGAGCGACACCGAAACGATCACCGTTGAAAAACACGCTGCATTTGTTTTGCAATTCGTTATGGCCATGTTCTTTGGTGTTCAGTTCGAAAGCGTAAGCCCTCAACGTTTGTTGGTGGCTAAGTTATACGCCGGGGCTTAATTATTCATTCACTTAAAATAGGAGAAATAGAATATGAATATTAAATATAAATCCCTTGATTGGGTAGTCGGAACCCGTAACCTTCCGGGCATCATGCAAAATGTATATGCAATCGCAAAGCGTGACATTTTAGCCTGGCCAACATTACCGGAAACCTATGTTACTAATATGGGCGAACTGGTGACGTATGTAGGTGACTTCACGCTGGCTTTAACTGCCAAGTTTCAGAAAGTGGGAATTATCGTTGATAAAAGCCCACTGGATGGTAAGAGCCAGGGAACTCGTCCAAGTAAAACTTTTTTGAACACGGTTGTTTTGCAACATCCGGGAGTGGAAGAAGAAGCCTCTGCATTCTGTTTGCAGGCAAATAACGATGACCTCGTTTATCTATGCCAGACCAAAAAGAAAAAGTGGAGAGTGATTGGTAACGAAATGTTTCAAGCCGATACTGCCATTGATCAAAAATTGGGTGGAGCTGCTACCGACGAAATGGGAACCACCCTGACCGTAACGGTAACGGACGTCGCACCTGGTTTATTCTACACCGGTGAAATCATCACCGAGGATGGAACAATCAATCCGGGAGTATAATCCTCTTAAATCGTAAATTTCTGAAACCCTCACAATGAATGTTGTGAGGGTTTTTTGTGTCTTTTTAGATGTAATTACATAAATCTATTTTTGATTCTCAATTAAAATAAAAATTATTTCACTCAAAAAAAACAAATTCATGGAGAATGAAAAAACGTATGTAGAAAAGGTGAACGACTGGCTGAATGCTGATCCTGCCACCCGCACTATCGAAGTAGGTGCAAGACTGATGCTTCAGGGTAACCGTAACCGGATATTACACGAAAATGTACTCCGGAAATCAAACTTTGATAAAGTGATTTACGAACTTACCAAGATGATTGGTAATGAACGTGCCATCACCATCGCAATTCCTGAAAATATTGAAGAAATAAAGGAGAAAGTTGCAACTATTGAACTTAAACCTGAAATCACCGGTAAACGTGCGGATCATGATTCCCTGCCGGAAGAAATTAAACTGATCCTTGAAAATAATGTGGAGATTTATCACACGATGCGTTCCCTGTTCGAACGGTTGAAGGTATTGAGTGAAGATGGCCATACTGAAGCTGAACGTTTCCCATTCCTGAGCGAATTATTGGAACTCGATGCAACCCTTACTGCTAATTGGGAAACTTACGACACATTCGACGTAAATGCACCGGTATACGAGAAAATAAAAACGGGAGTTGTTCCAGGCGTTTCAATTGATGCAAAACGTGTATCGGCCAATCGTAAATATTTGAGCGATAACAAAGCAAAATACACGCTTTTAGTTGCTGATAATAAAACCGATAAAGCAGCTGAATTATTGGCCAGAATGCAGATCCGTTTTGATGAATTAATTCTAAATGGTGAAACATTTGCACCCGATCAGATGACAGAACTGCAATCCCTGGGATTGATTGTTGCCGTTACTGAAGAAATGGAAAAAGAACCGGTTGCCGGAACTCAGGTTGTTACTGAAGGCGAAGAAGTACTTGCACCTGCAGGAGAAAAAGATGAAGAAACGCACGAAGAAAATGTTATTTCTCAGATTAAAACCCTGTTGAATAACAGTATTCCAAAGGACGTGATTCTTTCAACGATTTCTTCGCTTGGTAAATTTGGTGAATTGGTCCTCACTCCGGAAGTAGTGGAAGATTTGTACAACAAAGCTGTTGAGCAGGAAATGAATGCTGTTGAATAAAGTCGATCGCATATTGAAACCTATAGGCCCCGATTATGTCGGGGCTTATTTAAATGCAGGAGTACAGTTGTATGATATCATTGAATGGATATTACTTCAAACAGGAAAATCCGATATCACAATTATGACTTTCAGCATTTCGGAAGAATTTATCCGAAAGATATGGATATTAAAAGAAATGGGATTAACCGGAAACATAACGCTGATCCTTGATTTTAAAGCTATCCAAAAAACACAGCAGCTGGTCCGTTTTTCTCAAAACGTTTTCAGCGATATCCATTTTTCTAAAACACACGCTAAAGTGGTTTTAATCGAATCAAAAATTTATCAGGTAAGTATAACCGGTAGTCAGAATTGCACCAGGGGAAACCGTGAAGAGAGTGGAATCGTAACCACGGATCCACGAATAGCCGAAAAATTACAAACTGAAATACAACGTATTAAAGAAAATGGAATACAACGATGATGATCTCATAAAAATCAGTGAATATGCCGGGCTATTGATGACAATAACCGATATCGCAGTATTGATGAATATTGATGAAGATGAATTGCGTAGTGATATAACCGATAAATCAACTGAAGTATCCAGGGGGTACCGGCTTAGTAAAACACAAATGATCCTGGAACTACACCGCCAAGAAATTGCCCTGGCTAAATTGGGATCACCCATGGCAGTGGAACTCACACAAACCTATATCCTAAATCAATACGGTAATGAGTAAAAAACAGACATACGATATTTGTGTGCAGCACCTGTATGATGATGCTGATAAACTGGTTCACCTGTCACCTCAAATCCGTGACCGGTTGCTTCGCATACGTTCAGGGTATACGCTTATGAATGAATATCCTTCCAAAGCCGATCGGGAAATTATTCTGCACATTATGAGTCTTGGCCAGGTGGAACGATCAGCTGCGTATGAAGATTTACGGATCATAAAGGATTTACTGGGCAGTATCAATAAGCAATCAAAGGACTGGCACCGATTCAAGTTCAACCATCAAATTCAAAAAGCGTATGACAGGGCCGATTTATTGAATGATGCTGATTCAATGGTAAAGGCAATGAATGTATATGGCAAATACAACCAGCTGGATAAGGAGGATGCCGAACGCATTCCCTGGGATGAAATTATACCACAACTTTTCGAACCTACTGAGGACCCATCGGTATTGGGAATTAAACCTATTCCAAATATCCGGCAGAAAATTGCGGATATGAAGAAAAAATACATGGATCAGATTGAAGATGTAACCTATGATGAAATTGACGTTGAACAATTAGAAAAGTATGCAGAAACCTGAAAGACAAAAGGTATATTTTAATGCCGCTCAGCAGAAAGTTATGTTTCGGGGGTGCAATACCGTCGTTGTGGTGGGCGGACGTCGTCTGGGCAAATCGCATGGTGTTGTAGCGCCTTTTCTGCTTCGTAATGGTCAACGTATGGCCGGAGGAAATCATGGAATTATAGCCAGCACTTTTCAACAGGCATTAACCAGAACATTGCCCGGTACATTATCAGCCTGGGAAAGTTGGGGGTTTAAACGCAATATGCACTATTATTTAGGTGTAAAACCACCAAAAGCGGCAAAGTTTGAAAAACCCAAAGTAGAGCCGGCAAGTTATGACCATATTCTCAGCCTTTATAACGGATCCATTTATCCTATCATTTCACAGGATGTGACAGGTTCGTCCAATTCACAGACTTTTGATTCACTGACATGCGATGAAGCTAAGTTTTTGAACTTCCAAAAGCTGAACGACGAAACTATTCCTGCTAATGGAGGTACACGTGCGCATTTTGGCAATTCTCCGTACCACCACAGCATGCTTATCGTATCCGACATGCCTACTACCAAAAAAGGGAGCTGGTTCCTGTCATACGAAGATAAATGCGATAATGAGCTTATTGAACAGATTGACGGCATTATCAATGAAAAATGGCGTATCCTCAGAAAATTCAAAGAGTTCCAGGCAAAAGGTATCCAACCAAAAGCTTATTTGTTCGATTATTATAAATCACTCTGTCAATCGTTGGTGGAGTTCCAGCGCCTGGCAGTTGATTACAATGTATTTAGTTCGATTGAAAACCTGCAGGTATTAGGTGAAAGTTATATCAAGCAAATGAAGCGTGATCTTCCACCCCTGGTATTTCAAACTTCTATCCTGTGTAAACGGGTAGGATTGCTTAAGGACGGATTTTACAACAACCTCAAGGAAGCCGATCATTATTACACGGCATTCGATAACTCCTACCTTCAGAACCTGGATTATAACTTTGATAAGACAAAGGATCTGTCCTCTCTTCAGGATGGTGATGTGGATAAGAATAAGCCTATCTGTATTGCATTCGATTACAATGGCAAGATCAATTGGTTAGTAGCAGGGCAACGCTCAGGCATACGACTCAAGACAGTGAAGTCAATGTTTGTGAAGTATGAGAATAAGTTGGTTGAGTTAGTCAAGGACTTCTGCCACTACTACCGGCATCACACGTGTAAGGAAGTGATCTATTACTATGACAGCACAGCACTCAACAGCAACTATGCTGTGAATGATATCGACTTTGCTTCAGTGATCATTGATACATTCAAGGCAATGAAGTGGCAGGTCAAAGGGATACACATTGGTAACCCGATAAATCACATGGAGAAACACAACATGATCAACATGGCGCTCAAGGGACAGTCGTTCGAAGGCAAGCCTTTGCTATTCCCTATGTTCAACAAGAACAACAACGAAGCATTGTTACTGGCTATGGAACAGACAGGCATTCATCAGGGTCCTAACGGATTCAAGAAGGATAAACGTGGTGAGAAGTTGGCAGAGAGTGAAGAGGACAAACTCGAGTACCGTACTGATGGTACCGATGCCTGGGATACACTGTGGCTTGGCATGAATAACTTCCCTTCCGAGAG